ATTGCTCAGTTTGCTACCGGTATCATACAGATTGCTACCAACATTGCCAAGGCAAAGCAGATACTAACATCAGGTGGCACCCCTACATCAGGTGGTGGTGGTGGTAGTACAGGTGGTGGTGGTGAAAGTGCCAACGTAGCACAGCAAGTACCACAAGCTGCACAGCTCTTTGGCTCGGCTAATGCTGGAGGCACAATGAGTGCAGGAGGTACTACCAATGAAAGCTCCATGACTGTTACCGCTGTAGTGTCTGAGACTCAAGTAACCAACGTACAGAATAAGATAAACAAGATTAACAAAAACGCTGAATTATAATGAACTCACTACAAGCAATCATTGACCACATCGAGCTGTTTTATACTAACCATCTACAGGTTAAGAAAGTAGGCAGTGACTTCAAGGAACAGATATTCAACTTCGCTACCAAGGATGAGAAATATCCTATTGTATTTGTGGTTCCTGTTAGTGTTATCCCTACCGAGAATACCTCCGAGTTTAATTTTGACATTTACTGCTTTGACATCATTCAAAAGGATAGGGCTAACATCATTACAATCTTAAGTGATACACAGCAGATACTCAATGACCTCTATGTGTACTACATGGATGGTACTGACTATAGCTTTGACGTGGTGGGGGTGCCATCATTCCAGGCATTGAACAACGATCTACTTGACTACGCTGCAGGCTATGTCATGAACATCACATTAACGGTTAATGATTGGACTGATTGTGCTGTACCATTGTCAGGCAATTAAACATTTCGGAGGCTTAAAGTAATATAGGTATGAGTGCACCAAATTGGTGGGGAGATTGGAGACCTATCCTCACACCTCACACAGGAGATTTACAGCCTACTGACTTACTAGAATGTACCATGATAGTGGGTGGCTTGCCTGTGAACACAGTTATCACCGGTCAACAAATCATTGATGGAGCAGGTGGTGCAGGTGCTGTAGGTTACTATGCACAATATCAAGATGACATTAGTCAACCATTAGGTGCAGTGAATGTAGGTCAACCTGTTAAGTTCAGGATTATGGACTACAGCAATGGGGTAACAGTTAACAGTGATACTGAGATAACCATAGCTAACACAGGCATATATAACCTACAGTTCTCATTCCAATTTCAAAATGTAGATAGCCAAGAGCATGATGTTACTGTATGGCTTAGAAAGAATGGCTCAGATGTAGCAGGTAGTGCAGGCTTTGTAGCTGTTGTATCATCTCATGGTGGAATACCTGGTCACTGCATACCATCATGGAACTATTTACTTGATGCAGTTGGTGGTGATTTCTACGAGCTGTATTGGAGTGCAACTAGCTTAGATGTGTCTATGCATTTCTATCCTGCAGGTAGTCCTCCTCCATCTGCAGCATCAGCTATATTCACCGTAACACAACAGGCAGGTATCATAGCAGGAACAGGCATGACTGCATTGAATGGCTTGAGTGCGGATATACAAACAATAAGCACAGGCACTACAGGTACTGACTTCAACGTGGTATCAAGTGGCACTGATCACCAATTCAATATACCAACAGCATCTGCTACAACTAGGGGTGCATTGAGCAGTGCTAATTGGAGCACATTTAATAGTAAGCAAGCAGCATTAGTATCAGGTACCAACATCAAGACTGTTAATGGCAACTCATTGCTAGGTAGTGGGAATGTGAACATAGGTCCTAAGCTATTAGGTTGGAGTGGTTACCTAGGTACAACAACAACAGGAACGACTCTTACTGTATGTCACTCACTATTAATACCTGCCAATACATTAAGTCTTAACAATATACTAGAGGTACAATTTAGAATGTTCAGACAAAGTGGTAACTTAGGACAGATATATGGTAGGATATACTTTAATACTACCAACAGTTTAACAGGTGCTACTTTATTCAATACTACTTTTACAATGAATGGTGGAAGTACTCAGTTCTTAGGATTAGTGGAACGTAATTTTAGCTACAATGGTACTAACTTAACTGGCTATTCTAACACTGCTTTTTCAGATTACACTGTAGGTCCTGCTCTTAACGTAGCATTCAACTATACTGTAAATAATTACATACTATTTACTATGCAATGCCAGAATGCTGGTGATGTAGCTAACATTAATTTATTCAAAGTCTTTGCGTATGTTTAGTATTAACGGAATAGAGTACACAATCACAGGACCCATTGAGGTGATTAGTGATACGCAGCTGCATGTAGAAACTGATAAGGGTATCATTCTAGTGGATGATACAATGGAAATATATAAAGAATTAATCAATGGCTAGATACGCAAACACAGGGGAGTTTAACATCCTATATCCTACTAGGAGAAAGATGGCTACCATCCTCAAGAGAATAATTAGAAACGAGGTAGTAGATGGTGAGGGTACACTTGTAGAAAGTGTGCGTATCAATGCCAAGGTAACAGGCTTTCAAAAACTTGAGATACAAATTGTGGCCATGTACTATTTTATCTTCCTGAACAATGGGGTGCCACAAACAGCTAATGCCTATGGGCCGAATGGTGGCTCAATTGCTCCTAGAGATTTCGTTGCACAATTTACAGATGCAATGATGGAGGCAGGACTTGTTGCTGAAATATATCGGCAGTACACTGAATGGATTACAAAAAAGTATCCATTGGTCCAAGCAGTTGAGGTGCTTGAGAAACAGTATAAACTTGTGTACACGTTTGAAGCTCTTGACCCTCCTGCAGGATTTCAGCAGGGCTTCCCATTAGATGTCTAACTCTTTTTTCATAGACAAAACATTGAACACATAGATGAGTGGTAGGGCACCAACCTTATCACTCTTTGTTATGTCTCCATTAGTCAACCCGTAGATGGTTTGCTCCCATGACCACTTGGCTTGAGCCTGTTCTTTCTCTATTTCCTTAACCTCTTCAGGGTCCATCTCCCTGCGTTCCTCATCACTTAGATCCTCATCAAGGTCACCACTAAATAGGTTTTCATACTTTTTAAGAAAGTCCTCCCTGTACTTCATAAACTCATGCACAATACCATACACATCTGTGATTGGTAGGTCATGAAATTTCTCAGCTCTAAAATTGCAGTCAAATTCATAGGGCTCTAGTATCTCATCCCCCCATTCATTCACCTTGCTATACCGGTAGCAGATAGCACACACCTTGTCAAGATTGGTTATGTAGTTATTACCAAAGAAATAGTCCAGGTCAATGTACTCATACAGCGTGAGCTTGTTGAATGGTTTGAACTTCATCCCAAGCAGTTCATGCTTATATCTTTTAGATGGCTCGGAGGTACACCACTTGGCCTCTGCTACAAGTTCTGCCAACTCATCCACATCCATATCTTCAATGACCTCAATAGGCTCATCTGATAAAATAGAGAGAGCCTCACTGTTGTAGTGGTAGGCTCCCTGTTCTCTATCTATTGCACTAAATTCAATGAACTGCTCAAGCGTTACTTGGCTCCAATTCTGCGGTAGCTTGATCATTGGCTTGCTGTCCTATTTTTTGTGCTATGAACATAACGTAAGGAATGGAGATAGCTGCATTCAGTTTACGGATGAGCTTTGCTTTCTGCTTGATGTGTGCATCTGTGTAGTGTTCAGTAGGTGTAAGGTCCTCCCGTTTGAACATGACAGCTAACATCTCGGATATATATCCTTTCTCTTTTTTCAGTGTTATCTTTTCAATCAGTTTAGTATCCCGTACGGTTAACTTCATTTGTGCCTTGTAGATGTATCCATCAATCTCAAGCTCTTCTACTGTTGGATATTCTTTGCGTTCTGCAGAGTTAAATTCTTTGACCATCCCCACAAAATCAGCAACGTCATAATCCCAAAACTCACTTTCAGGAATGCCCAGGTATGCAAACACTTGGAGGTGCTTATCAATGGGGTCAAGTTCCTGATTGTTATTGATATCAGTGATGGCTTCGAACTGCTCAATGGTCAGCTCTTCTAGTTGGTTGGGAATCTCCCTGTTTAAGATAGTTATCATGTTTTAATTTTTGAACAAATATAGAGTTTTTTTAATATAGGTAGATGGCAAAAAAGAATATCCCTACCTATCAAATCACTATCGACCCAGCATACGCTGAAAATGGTGAGGACCTTGGCATTGAGCAAATAGCTTTTACAGCTACACCTGCAATCAAAGTTAAGGGGATGGCATTCAGTTCTCAAGCTAAACCTTTATTTTTCTCAGATGAGTTAAAGTACCGTATCACTGCACCTGCTTTGATACCTATGGAGATATACCGCTTTGATGAGGATAGCAAAGAGGAGTACAATGTCAAGTTCACTAAGGAAGAGATTGAGCTAATCCATGGCAAGTTCATGAAGCAGATGGTTAACCGAGATTTGTTTAATCTTGAGCATGACCAATCTAAGACTGTACCTGCCTATGTCCTTGAGGCATGGATAGTTGACACTCCAATGGAGGACAAAGCCTATTCATCATTTGGTATTGAGGTACCGGAGGGTACTCTTATGGTTACTGCTCAGGTAACGGATAAGGAATACTATGCAGAACTAGTTAGCCAAGAGCAGATTGGTTTCAGCATAGAGGGATACCTTGGGATGAAGCTTAAAGAGCAAACAAAAACAAATATACAAATGAACAAGTTACCTGATGGAGAACACACTATCGAGGATAAAATCTATGTTGTAAAAGACGGAGAGATTATTGAGATACGTGAGGTTGAAAAAGTAGAGGCTTCCGAGGAAGTAGCTCTTGAAGACACTGTCGTTGAAGAGACAGTAACAGCAGAAATTCCTGCAGAGGAAGAGACAATGGCGGTTGACCCTGTAGTTGATGCAGAGGCAATCCTTGCTATTGTTAAGCCTGTAATGGATGAGCAAATGAATGCTTTGCTTGCTATGATAGCTGACCTTAAGAACCAATTAGAGGAAGTTCTATCTGCTGAGGTAGAGGATGAGGTGGTGAGTGAGGCTGTGGCCATGAGTGCACAGCAACGTTTTTCTAGTGTAAACAAATTTATAAACAAATAAAACCATGCGTAAATTAAAATTCGACTTACAAATCGACCCAACTGCTTTATTAGCAGCAAACCCTGAAGCATTCTATTCTCAAGCTTACTTGAGCGAAGACACTGCTGACAACTACAGAACTCTTCCTGGAGTTAAGTACAAAACTAAATTAGCAACTGTTACTTTCGGTAACATCTTACAACCATCTAGCTGTTCTTTCTCAGCTCCTAATGATGATTTAGATGCGAAAGAGATTGACGTTTGTGCATTGTCTGCAATGGCTCAAATTTGTCAGTTTGACCTTGAGCAATCTTTCTTATCTCTTCAAATGAGCAAAGGATCTAACGGAGATTTCTCTGTTGCATCTTTCATGAGCTTCTATTGGGGTGAGATGGCTAACAAAATCAACGGAGACATCGAGTTAATCAGATGGCAAGGTGATACAACTTCATTAAACCCTACACTTGCTTTGTGTGATGGTTATGAAAAAGTATTAGGTCTTGATGTGAACGTTATCAATCCTGCTACTGCTCCTGCAATCGCTAACTTTGCTGCATTAGAGCTTGCTTTATCTGCTGCTTTATCTGCACTTCCTGCTACTATTGCTACTCGTACATCTGACTTGCGTATCTTTATGCCTACTCAGTTAGTTAATATGTACCGATTAGGAGTAGCTTCAGGTAACACTCAAGCATACATTACTCAAGATTTATCTTTGACTTACTTAGGTATCAAAATAGTTATCTGCCCGGGAATGAGCAATAACAAATTTGTTATCACTTTGAAAGACAACCTTATCTACGCATTCGATGCTGAGGGTGATAGCTCTGATTTGCGTGCAGTTAACTTAGCTGATACTGTAGCTGAGCCTTACATCAGAACTCGTGCTAACATGAAAGTTGGTTTCAACTTCGTGAACCCATCTGATATCTATTTCTACAATTAATAAATAACCATGAGCCCTCTACCAAGGGGGCTCTTTAATACTTTAACACAATGGCTTGTCAAGCATTAGAAGCAATCGTAAAAGGTTGCGAAAATAATAGTGGTGGTATTTATGGTATTTGGATTAACCAACAAGATGAGATTTTGTCTATCACTCCTGCAGACCCATCAGCGGGTGCGGGTTGGACAATAACAGCAATCACTCTTCAGGCTCCTCCTGTACTATTTGAAAACTACTATGTTCGTCGCAACACATCTAACTATACAGAGGACTCAACCATTGACCTAGTAAATGGTAGCTCTTTTGTGACTCAAACAATCAACTTAGTATTTCATAGACGTGAGGCTGCCAAGTCTCGTGCTATCAAAATTCTAGGTGCAGGACAACAGTACTTAGTAGCTATCGTACTTGATGCTAACGGTAAGTATTGGTACTTCCCATACTTACAGGTATCTGCAACTGCTGAGGGCTCAGGAACAGCTCGTGCGGATGGCTCTAAATATGCAGTTACTTTGGTAGCTGAAAATGAGTACCTAGCATATGAGGTAGATCCTGCTATCGTATCAGCATTACTTGCTCCTTAAAATCCTGCCTCTCTATATTAGAGCCCTGCCACATGGTGGGGCTTTTTTTATGAACATTTGACAAACCTAAATTAATATAGGTGTGATATACTTAGATCAAGGTGTTATTAATCAGTTTGTATTGACTCTATCAGAGGTCACTACGGTTAGTACACCACATTATTTGTTTGTATTCACCAATGAAATGAATACCACAAGCACACCACAGCTCTTTACATCTGCTGATACGAGTGCTTACCCTGAAAGATACAACCTGTTTACTCTAGATGAGCCTACAGATATTGCACTCTTGAAAGGTCAGTACGTTTACCAGGTATATGAGAGCTCAACTGCATTTGTTTTGCCCCTTACAATAGCACAAACTACAGGAGTAGTTATTGAAGAGGGTAGAATGGTAGTAAGTGGTCCTGCAGGTACATCAATATATGACTAACTATGGCTTGGTACGAAAGACTATTTAACAGCAAACCAAAAGGCCCCGAAATGGTGGAGGGGTATCAATCATTTAGCACCCCATTCCTCCCGGTAGGAAGAGGCAACTTGACACTGCCATACATCAATGGTAGATACGTTCAGGAATCATGGGT